AGGATGCGGGTTCTGGTCCCAAGGCGGACCGAGAACATGATCATGTCCCACGCCTCTTGCAGGTACTCCCACGCGGCCAACTCGTCGCACCAGCCGCCATGGAACTGGGGGCCGCGGAAGCGCTCAGGCTCCGACGCTGGGATGCCCTTGATCAGGGAGCCGTTGACCAGCTTGAGTTCGTGCAGGGCTTTGTTGTAGTCCGCCACCAGCACCGGGGGGATCACGCTCATCAGCCCAGAATCACCCTCAAAGCAGGTCGCCCGGACATCGGAGGATGTGGGGGCAGAGACCAGCCAGCGGGTATTGGGATGCTGCCACGCCCACCACCAGATCTGCTCCGCGGCGGTTCGGGTCTTACCGGCGCCCCGGCCAGCCAGCAGCAGCCAGATACTCCACCAGTCGCCCGCAGGCATCTTCTGATGATCGTGAGCCTGCGCCAGCCACGCCATGCGCTTGGCAAACGCCATCGCCTGCTCGGGCGGTACAGCCTTCAGCGCCTCAGCAATCTCCGGGCGCTTGAGCAGGTCAACTGCCATTGCGGCGCAGTTCTAAATTCTTGACAGCCTCGGCCAGCAAAGCCACAGCATCGTTGTTTACTTGCAACGGAGCCTCTGGGTCGCCAGCGTGGGTGATCTTGTCGCCGTACTTCTTGGGGTTCCACTTGGCCAGCAGCTTGAGCCGGGTCTCGATCCGCAACTTGCGGTGGCCCAGCATGTCCTCAACCGTGGTGGCCGTCCCGTCATCGGTCATGACCTGCTTCTGGCCGTACTGTGGGTTGTCCGCAATCAGGATGCACTCCTCAGCCATGGCGTCATACCCAGCTTCGCGGGCGCGTGCGATGGCTGCGGAAAGACCGACGCCGTCAGCACCCAAAGCATCATCCCGGTACATCCAGTCGTAGACCGTTCTCCATTCTGGGAACCCTTCCTGTCTACAGATCTCCCTGAGCGGAATGCCATCACTGAGCATCTCGCACATCTTCTGCGCTATCTCAGGGGTGTATTTGCTTGGTCTGCCTGTTTTCTTTTTTGCGGGCAACTCTACGGGTTTACCCTGATCTGCTTGCTCTTCAGGCTTTTGCGCGATTTTTGGGGCGTCGGACGTATCTACCCCTTGGTCAGGGGCTTTCTTTGCGTCTGAGGCTGTTTTAAGGCTTTTGCGGGGCATCTCGTTGTTCCAGAGACATTCGATACCCCGTAGTTTACTGAGTTCAAAGAAAAAGGGGCAACTTGTGCCCCCTCTCCTTTTTGCGCGGAACCTTGCTCAGAACACCAGCGCCGCCGAGATAGATGCCTGACCCACAGTCATCGGGGTGCAGAGGCGTTCGCGCAGAAGTGCCGCCTTCAGATCGCTCTGCAATTCTTCGTGTAGTTTGCCGTGCGCCAATCGGCGCTGCCCGGTCGTACCGTTGCGCTTGGTGTAACGCTGGGCAATGTAAACGCCACGCGAGGTGGCATAGACGTAATACGTTGCGCCGTTACGGCTCAGTGTGTAGACGGTTTCGTCGCCACTGCTGTAGGCGTATGCGGAACGGTTGATGATGGTTGCGGGCATTTTAGATCTCCTCGTTCAGCATTACAGGGTGATGTTGCCGTCGTACTTCTGGACGCCGCCACGCGGGCCAATGATGGCGAAGAAGTTGCGCTCATCCTCGTACCAGCGAAGTTCTGCGCTGTTGGTGGCGCTGAACACAAGGGCGTCGCTCGTCTCAATGGGCAGCACGGTGTAGGCCATGGCCGTGTAGCCACCGACCCGATCCTGAATCTTGTCGGTGAGGCGGCGGAGAGCGCGGAGTTGTTGGGTGTTCATGATCGTTTACCTTTCCTAGTTACCCGCCGTCGTTGGCGTGCTGTGATTGTAGAACAACTTCTTCAAGCAATGCAATACCCCACGGATGTGTGGGGTTATCGCCCCTTCGGCTTGGCCCTCCGCTTCCTGACCTGCTGCTCCAACGGCTTCTCGCACTTCTCTTTGAACTGCGTGTACAACAGTTCCGGATTCATGCGGATTCCGTGGGGCAGGTTGGCGCAAGCGTAGGCGATCCCTGACCTGAAGGCCGAGTCCCAGATCATCCGGTAATGCTCCGGGTGGATCACACTTCCTCCACCAGCAGTTCCTTGCCGAGCATCTTGCGGACTTCGTTGGCGCTGTCAAAGCACATCGCCCACTCCATGGAGTCTTTGTTCAACTTGTGCATGGACTCCTGTAGGGCATCCAGAACCCGCTTCATCATCTGCTCTTGCTGCTCTAGACCTTCCTTCAGGTCTTCCCACGCCTTCTGCTGCATATCGGAATCCCCGCACTCCCGATCAAGGATGGGCATGGCGTCTTCCAAAGCCCACATAGCCGCTTCGGCTGCTTTTGCGAGTGTCATGCTGCCTCCACTTTTGCGGCTTCATTGATCGCCGTGTTCAAGGCGTCTGCTACTGCCTTGGCTTGCTCTTGGGTCAGGTGCACGCGGGTGTGACCGCTGTACGTCCAAACAGACAGGGTGACCTCATGGTCAAAGTTGTCCACGAAGACGTTGCCTTCGGCGTGCTTGATTGCGATTGACTCTTCCATGATTTGCTCCTAGTGAAAGGGCCGTAGCCCCGGGGTTGATTAGCCTTTGACTGCCTTGGGGCGCTGGATCAGCGTCTGCTTCACGCCGTCGCGCACGCCGTGCTCCTTGACCGTGGCGGTGATGGTGATCTGATCGCCCTCAGCGGTGTACGCGCCGTTCGGATGGTTGTTGATGGCCATCGACCAGCCTTTGTAGATCACCACGTTCTGATCGGCGTCCTCAAGGATGCAGAGTTGCTGGTCGCCGAATGCGGTAGCAAAGTGGATGAACTTCTTGACGGTGAGGGTCAGCGTGACCTTCTCGCCAACGGAGCCAATGTGCTTGCGGATGGCGCTCAGAGCCGCCTGCTTGTCAGCCCACTCAGCACGGCGCTCTGCGCGCTGGGCGATGCACTTGCGGACGGCGTTGACTTGCCCCTCGGTCAACTTGCCGTAAGTGTCGTAGGCGCGGGCCAGAGAACCAACGAACCCCTCCTTGTACGACACCACGCTGCCGTAATCGTCGTACTCACGACCAGCATCAATGAAACCGGTCAGCGCTTCGTGATCGGGATAGGTGCGCTCAAAGGTCTTGTGCGCGTTCGTAATGATGTTGCGCTTGACCGCCGCAGCGTATGCGGCTTCGTGCTCGATTGGTGCTTTGCCGATGATTGCCATGATGCTTACCCTTCAAGTTACCCTGCAAAGTGCAGTGACGCAATTATAGAACCGATTGTTCAAGCAATGCAATACCCTACCGCAGCAAAGGGACAAGGGGCCGAAGCCCCCCTGTGTCATCCCCCAAGCAACTCGACCAGCGGCCTAGCAAACGCCTGCGGGTAACGCCCGTACTGTACGCCCAGCAGGAAGATTGCTTGCTCCCGGGTATCAGCGCCATATGCATCGCCCATTTGGCGGCCCTGCTCATCGCGCAGATGGGCAACGTAGGTGGCTTGCGGGCGGTTGTATTCAACAACGATCTTGTGCATGGCGGCTCCTCAGCGTGCGGTGGTCTTGACGGAATACACAGCGGTGATGCTGGTGTGCTCAATGATCACATCCTCGGGGATGTTGAGCGCCTTCTGGATGGCCTTCCAGTCGGTGACGCGGCGGTTGGCCTCGACCACAGTTGCCTTGAAGAGGTTGCCTTCAATCACCTTGTCGCCGCTTAGGGTGGCAGCATCCTTGATGCTGTCCTTGATCTCTTCGGCACGCTTGGTCAGATCAGCGATCTGAGCCAGCAGCACGCCAAGCTCGTCTACGGGGAGGAGGGGAAGATCTGCTTTCATGATTACCTTTCAGGTCACACGCCGGTGTTGGCGTAGGTGGATTATAGAACCACTTGTTCAAGTAATGCAATACCCTACCGATCCTTAGGGTCTTCCAGCAGCCGCTGGATGGTGACGTTCAGCCCGTCAAGCTCGTCCATCTTCCTGATCGCCCATGCCCGCTTCTGCCCGTGCCAACCCATAAGGGAACCCTGATGGCAGCTTTTGCACAGCGCCACGCAGGTGTACTGAAGCCCCTGCTTGATGTGGTGGGCGTCTGACGGCCCGGGGGCGTCGCACACCGAGCAGGG